GCTTTTTCCATGGGAAAGTTTTCAGCAATTGTTGAGTCCCAGTGTTTTACTGAACCTCAATTGCCTGCAGGTTATCTTGAACAATTTGAATGGACTCCAGATACTACTAATATGATACGCGGTTTACGAACTGAATATCGTGTTGAGAAGAAAGGTGTTGTTGATTATCAATATCCTCTCCAGTTACATTCTGATGTTGTTAATTCTCCTGCGGCTAAAGGACTTATTGTTGATGGCCTTCTTCTACCACCTCCTTATGAAAAGAAGAAGGTTCCTGTAAATGTTAAAGATTTTATTAATAAACAAGGAGAAATGGTTAAACCTATGGCTAATGCATTAACTCGGTTTCATGGACGTCTTACTACAATGTTACCAATAGATATAGATCCTCATGATCCAGACTATTGGGAAGGAATACATCATAAAAATTTTGAATGGAGTAAAGTTCGTATTTTAGAGAAGGATGAAGTTGTCAATGGTGCTAAAGATTATAGATTTATTGGACCTATGGATTGTACAGCATCCTCATCCTTAGGATTTGTTGAAAGAGGTATTAATACTGAACAACTCTTTCCAGTTACTAAAGATGATAATACAGGAAAAATTAGAACTATTCATCCTGAATTATTGGAATTATGGAATCGTAGAAATGCATTGGCAGATGAAGGGAAAATAGTTCCTACTTGTTCAATTATGACTCCCAAACATGAAACTAAAATTGTTGGAAAGGAAAATAAGCCCAGACTTTTCCAGAATACAGAAAAAGTTGCCATATGTCAAGCTAAAGAAGCTCTTGGAACTTATTTCTCGCAAGTTTTTAACCATGATGGTGCTGGTGATGTTTATGTTGGAATTAATCCTCATGGTATTGAATGGCGTCAATTGTATTGGAAGATGAAACAATTTAGTGATGATCCAAATATTGATGCACTTGATGTTGAGACATGGGATCTTAATTTTAAATTTTATTTTGGGGAGATTTTTTGTGAACAACTGAGGAGGAAATTAGGTCTTAGTCATGAAAATTCTTGGTTTAGAAGAATTCGTTCTGTTGTTATTGGAACATTGACAGGATATGTTGTTTTTAAGAAACATGTTTATCGCATGCTTGGGATGCCTTCTGGCTCTTATTTGACAGCAGCCCTTAATTCTATATTTAATTCATGGATGCAAAGAGTTATG